AATACAAACAACCTGTTGAGATTGCAGAAGAACAAGCTATAAACGTGCTGATGGAAGGTAATAGGTATGAGCTTATTAAAAAAAGATACTACCAAGACTTAGTTACAATAGGTATAGGTGCTGTAAAAACTGACTTCAACACGTCAGAAGGTGCTACTGTTAAATACGTAGATCCAGCAAACTTAATATACTCTCACACTGAATCACCTTACTTTGACGATATATACTACGTAGGAGAGGTTAAAAACTTGCCTATGAACGAAGTTGCAAAGCAGTTTCCTCACTTGTCACAAGTTGACTTGGAAGAGATAAAAAACAGCAGTTCAGATCAAGGAGTAAACAATCACAGGTACACCAAGTCTAAAGATCAAAATATAGTTTCTATCTTGTACTTTAACTACAAGACATATATGAACGAAGTTTATAAAGTAAAAGAAACTGGCACGGGCGCTGAAAAAGCAATAGAAAAAGATGACACGTTCGATCCTCCTGAAAATTTAGAAGGAAACTTTAGTAAAATGCAGAGAGCTATAGAAGTTCTTTACGAAGGAGCTATTGTGTTAGGCACTGACAAGCTGTTAAAGTGGGAAATGTCTAAAAACATGATGCGACCAAAAAGCGATTACACTAAAGTTAAAATGAACTATAGTATTGTTGCTCCAAGAATGTATGATGGAAGAATTGAATCTTTAGTAAGCAGAACTACTAGTTTTGCCGACATGATACAGCTAACACACTTAAAAATACAGCAAATCATGTCTCGCATGGTGCCTGACGGAGTTTACTTAGATGCTGATGGTTTGGCTGAAGTAGATTTAGGCAACGGGACAAACTACAATCCACAAGAAGCTTTAAATATGTTCTTTCAAACAGGTTCTGTTATTGGTAGATCATTTACTGGTGATGGCGATATGAACCCGGGTAAAGTTCCTATTCAAGAAATAACAAGTGGGTCTGGAGGTAACAAGCTGCAAGCTTTAATAGGCAACTACAATTATTATCTTCAGATGATACGCGATGTGACTGGGCTGAACGAGGCTAGGGATGGTAGTATGCCAGATAAAAACGCTTTAGTTGGCGTGCAAAAACTAGCTGCAGCAAACTCTAACACAGCTACAAGGCATATACTGCAGGCTGGTTTATTTTTAACAGCTGAAGTAGCAGAAGCCTTATCGCTGCGAATATCAGATATTATAGAGTTTTCTCCAACAAAAGACGCTTTTGTACAAGCTATAGGCGCTCATAACGTTGGAACACTTGAGCAGATGCAAGACTTACACCTATATGACTTTGGCATATTTATTGAGCTTACGCCAGATGAAGAAGAAAAAGCAATGCTTGAAAATAACATACAGCAAGCCTTATCTCAGCAAAATATTGATCTTGAAGACGCTATAGATATTAGGGATATAAAAAACATAAAGCTCGCTAATCAAATGTTAAAGCTTAGACGTAAAAAAAAGCTAGAACAAGATCAGCAAAGAATGCAACAGCAGGCTCAAGTTCAAGCCCAAGCCAACGCTCAAGGCGTGCAAGCCGCTGCTCAAGCTGAAGTTCAAAAGCAACAAGCTTTAACTCAAATGCAAGCTCAACTAGAGCAGACGAAATCTCAACTTAGGATGCAAGAAACTCAAGCAGACGCTGAGCTTAAAAAAGAGTTAATGCAGTTGGAATTTCAAATGGGCATGCAGATGAAAACCATAGACGCTCAAGTATTAGCTAACAAAGAAGCCACAAAAGAAGATCGCAAAGACGAAAGGACTAAGATGCAGGCTAGCCAACAAAGTCAGCTAATAGATCAAAGAAAAACAGGTGGATCACCTAAAAAGTTTGAATCATCAGGTAATGATGTACTTGGTGGTTTTGACTTAGGTTCATTTGAACCAAGATAACTATTAACTTTTATATTATTATATTATGGATGAAAATTTAAACAACGACGATAATATCGTTAAAATTGATTTAACTAAACCTCCAAAAAGTGAGGAGCAAGTAGAATCGAAAGAAGAAACAAGCTATGCTGAACAGGAGCCAGTTGAAAATGACGCAGCTGACGAAACAGGAGTGGTTGGAAGCGATGAAAACACCGAGCCCGCGCCGGAACAAGAAAAAGTACAGGCGGAAAGTGAAACACAAGAGTTTGCAGCGCTAGAAGAGGTTACTGAAGAAGAAGCTGAAGAAGAAGCACAAGAAGTTGTAGAAGAAATAAAAGAAGCTATAGCTGAAGCTGAAGAGACTGGAGAGCCGCTTCCAGAAAACATTCAGAAGTTAGTTGACTTCATGAGTGAGACTGGTGGAACGCTAGAAGATTATGTCAATCTTAATAAAGACTATTCTGAGCTAGACAATCTTACAGCTTTGACAGAGTATTATAAAAAAACAAAACCGCATTTAACGGTTGAAGAAATAAATTTTTTAATTGAAGATTCGTTCAGCTACGATGAAGAAATCGATGAGTCTATAGATATTAAAAGAAAAAAGCTAGCACTAAAAGAGCAAGTTGCCAGTGCGAAAGCCTACTTAGACGGGCAAAAGTCTAAATATTATGATGAGATTAAAGCAGGATCACGCTTGACGCTAGAACAGCAAAAAGCATTAGACTTTTTTAATCGATATACCAAGGAATCAGAAGAAGCTAATAAAACCGCAAAGAAAACACAATCTATATTTATAGATAAAACTAACCAAGTTTTTAACGACAGATTCAAAGGTTTTGAATATAGCGTCGGTGATAAGAAATATAGATTCAATGTAAGAAACGCCCCTCAAGTGAAAGAAACTCAAAGTGACATAACTAACTTCGTTAAAAAGTTTTTAAATGAAGATGGTACTATGAAAGACGCTAAAGGTTATCACAAGTCACTTTACACGGCGATGAACGCGGATGCAATTGCTCAACACTTCTATGAACAAGGTAAAACCGATGCTTTAAAACAAAGCGTTGCTAAAAGTAAAAATATTAGCATGGAGCCTCGTCAAGGACTAGGTGAAGTAAAAGTCGGTGGAACTAAGTTTAAAGTGCTTAGCGGTAAAAGCTCTAATGATTTTAAGGTTAAACTAAAAAAAAGTAAATAACATTTAAAAACATTTAATTATGGCAATTACTCAATCGGGGTTTAATTTAGGCGGTGCATATAACGGCACGCCAGCCCCAGTAATGCAGACTTTGGCAAGCAACTATGTAGATTTTACTACAGGTGCTAATCAAGGTTGGGCACAACAATACTTACCAGAGCTTATTGAAGCGGAAGCTGAAGTTTTTGGTAATAGAACTTTATCAGGATTTTTATCTCAAGTTGGAGCTGAAGAAGGCTGTGCTTCTGACTACGTAGTGTGGTCTGAGCAAGGTCGTTTACACTTGAAGTACGAAGGTGCTTTAAAAGGTAACCAAGCAGACGCTTCAGCTGATTATTCTGTAGCAAACTCAGTTGTTGACGGCTTAGGAGCAAACGCTCTTAGAATTGGAGATACTGTTTTAGTTTCTTCTGCTGTTAAAAACACGACTGTAGCGGCTTACGTAGCGTCTATTGACGGTGATGAAGACGCGGCAAACCTAGGTGGAGCGCTTGCGCTTAATGCTGGTGAAGTCGCGCTTATTCCTTTCGCTAGCGATAACTCTATTAAAGCGGCTTTAGGTTGGGCTGACGGTGCTGGTGACAATGACCCAGTAGTTATTACTGTTTATGGTTCTGAGTACAAAAAAGGTGTAACAGGTAGACTTAACTCTGTCGAGCCATCTTTTAAGTCTAGAAAAAACAAAATGATGATCTTGAAAGATTTGTATGAAGTATCAGGTTCTGATGCATCTCAAATTGGATGGGTTGAAGTTTCTGGAGAGAACGGTCAAACAGGTTACATGTGGTACTTAAAGGCTGAAGGTGAAACTCGCTCTCGTTTTGCAGACTATACTGAAATGTCTATGATAGAAGCTGTAGATGCGACTAACACGACGTTAACTGGTGGAGACATTCAAGGTTCTGAAGGTTACTTTGCTGCTATTGAAGACAGAGGAATTATTTCTAGTGGTATCGACACTGCCGATACTGCGGCTACAGTTTTAACTGAGTTTGATGATATTCTTAAAGAATTCGACAAGCAGGGATCTATTGAAGAGTACATGATGTTTGTAAACAGAGATGTTTCTTTAAGCATTGATGATATGCTAGCTGCTCAAAACTCTTACGGTGGTGGTGGTACATCTTACGGTGTATTTAACAACTCTGAAGACATGGCGCTAAACTTAGGCTTTTCTGGTTTCCGTAGAGGATCTTACGACTTCTATAAGACTGATTGGAAATACCTAAACGATCAAACTGCAAGAGGTGCTTTTAGTGGCGACTCTAATAACGTTAGAGGTACTTTCGTTCCTGCAGGCGTGTCAACAGTGTACGATCAGAGTTTAGGTAGAAACCTTAAGCGTCCATTCTTACATGTACGTTTCCGTGCTTCTCAAACTGAGAATCGTAAAATGAAGACTTGGATTACTGGTTCTGTTGGAGCTGCTACATCTGATCTTGATGCGATGCAAGTAAACTTCTTATCAGAAAGATGTTTAATTGTACAAGGTGGTAACAACTTTGTA